TGTTATCATGCCCCATAAATGTCAACACGTTGTAATCATTGCATATTAAATTTAACATAATCACCATTATGCGTCTTAGCTGGCGGATGAGGCAAAATGACCCCCCCCCGGTCAGGATTTTTGCCGGGTGTGCATGTGTAGAAATTCACGCACACTTGCCCCACATTTTGCCCAGCCCTTGCCAACCAACACATAACCAGCGTAAAATTTGAAAACTTTGGAGAAAGCAAAATGGCGGGAAAACCTTTACGAAAAAAAATTTTAATTGATGTCGCCCAGCGCGGCGGTGCTGAGTATTTGTTTGAGGAGCTGGCGTCGGGCAAGACGATGACGAAGCTGGCGGAGGGCTACGGTTGCAGCCGTGAATACTTCAGCAAGACGATACATGGCGTGCCTGAGTATTCGGCGGTTGTTGGCAAGGCTAAGACGGCTGCTGCTGACGCGCTGGTTGAGGAGGGCTTGGGCATGGTTGACGCGCTGGATGGTGGTAGCTCCACGCAAGAGATTGCCGCCACGCGTGAGAAGGTGCAGTGGCGCAAGTTTATGGCTGGCTCGTATAATCAGGAGCGCTACGGCAACCGGCCACAGACGAATGTCACGATCAGCGTGAGCGACATGCACCTTGATGCCCTCAGAAAAGTCAACTCTGATTTAAAGTCGATTGACGCGGAAGACCGTGAGCGCGAGGCATTGGCCATTGACGCGGATTATGAGGACTTGAGCGATGAATGAATCCAACCCCCTAGAAGAGTTTGTGTTGCGTTACCGCGACGACCCAGTTTTATTTGTCAAGGAAGTGTTGGGCGCGACGCCGCACGACTATCAGGCTGAATTTCTGGAAGCTGTCGCGTCGGGCGAGCGCAAGGTTAGCATCCGCAGTGGCCACGGCACGGGCAAGTCAACGTCGGCTAGTTGGGTAATGCTGTGGTTTGTTTTGCTGCGCTTTCCGAATAAAGTTGTGGTTACTGCGCCGACGAGTGGTCAGCTTTTCGACGCATTGTTTGCTGAGTTGAAAAGATGGATAAACGAGCTGCCGGATCAGTTGAAAATCTTGCTGACGGTTAAGTCGGATCGAGTTGAGCTTACGGCTGCACCGGCGGAGGCGTTTATCTCGGCCCGCACAAGCCGCGCTGAGACGCCGGAGGCATTGGCCGGTGTCCACTCGGAGAATGTGCTACTTGTCGTTGACGAGGCTTCTGGTGTGCCTGAGAAGGTGTTTGAGGCGGCTGCTGGCTCGATGTCGGGCCACGCGGCGACGACTATCCTGCTGAGCAACCCAACGCGCTCCAGTGGCACGTTTTACGAGAGCCAAACCCGGCTGGCGGCGACTTGGTGGACGCGGCGTTGGTCGTGCATAGAAAGCCCACTTGTCAGCGATGAGTTTGTTGACGAGATGCGGGCCAGATATGGGGAAGATAGCAATGCCTTCAGGATCAGGGTGCTTGGTGAATTTCCTCTGGCTGACGACAACACGATTATACCGTTTCACTTGGTTGAGAGCGCCATTCATCGTGACATTGAGGTCACGCCGGATGTGAAGCCGATCTGGGGTTTGGATGTAGCTCGGTTTGGATCGGACAAGACGGCTTTGTGCAAGCGTTATGGCAACGTGGTGACTGAGATAACGAGCTGGCATGGCTTGGACTTGATGCAGACTGTGGGCCGGGTGATGGCTGAGTTTGAAAACTTGCCGATGAGCCTGCGACCTAGTGAGATACTTGTTGACAGCATTGGCGTCGGCGGTGGCGTGGTTGATCGTTTGCGTGAGTTAGGTGCGCCGGTCAGGGGTATTAATGTCGGCGAGGCACCGGCGATGGGTAAGACGTATATGAATTTGCGTGCTGAGCTTTGGTTTAAGACGAAGGGTTGGCTCGAGGATAGGTCGTGCAAACTGCCTGACAATGACCAGCTCTTGTCAGAACTGACGGCGATTAGATACTCATTCACGTCGTCGGGCAAGATGAAGGCTGAGAGCAAAGACGAGATGCGCAAGCGTGGCCTTAAATCGCCGGATTTAGCCGACGCATTGTGCCTGACAATGGCCAGTGACGCGGCGACGGCTTTATCTGGCGCTATGTCGAGTTGGAAGACGGCCATTAAGCGTAATTTAAAAGGTATTGCATGAAAAAAATTCCATTTCACAAGTTATCTCCGAAAATGAAAAATATTCGCATGAATAACTGGATTAAGACATATATCGGGCGCGGATTAGACTTGGAGGATGCGCAGTATGCCGCCCGCTGGCGCGCTGGCCATTGGAAGCTGTCAGACCGCATGAAAAAGGTCATGGAGGGCATTGAGGATGTGTGATATGGCTTTCGGCGCAGGGTATCGCATAATAAAATTCAATGTGCTATAGTCCCAGCAAGCAAGGGGATTGACATGGGTTTTTTTGACGACTTGGCTATGGGTACCGGCCTAAAAGACCGCGACGATGATTATTATGAGCGTACGGCACAGACTTTAGGCCGCGAGTCTCAGGGTGGGTCGGCTCAGCGCGAGGCTCAATATCGCAGCAGCATGGGTTTGGATGGCGGCGCGACTATTGCCAACCAAGGCTTGTCCAAGGATGGCTTTGCCGATAATTATTTTCAAAAGGGTGGCCTGCTTGGCATGGCTGCGTCTGGTTTGCGTGACGCCATTGGTGGCAAGGGCGGCGGCAAGGTTGAGAACCCTGCCCAAGTTGCACAGCCACCGATGCGCCCACAGATGCGGGATATTTCGCAGATGCGCCCACAGATGCGTCCCAATCCATATGGCGACCATTCCACCAACTATGGCGGCGGCGGCGGCACGGTTGTCCCGCTTTCTGATTTAACTGTAGCGCCGACATACTTGCCAAACCAAGGCTATGGCTACCCGACTGAATTTCCGCTAGGCGCTGAGCCAGAATCTTTGCTAAGTTTGGAACGGCCAATCAGACCCTACGCTGGCCGTGATAATTTTATGGAATTTTCTCAGCCGTCTGACTATGATATTCTGCGCGGCAGGCCAGCGTACACCGCACAGGTTGAAGGGGTTGTCGGCACAGACACCATGATGGGCAGACAGGTAGACCCAATACGCCCAGTTGACGCGGCTGAGTTCCAGAGGTTTCGGTCACAATATGAGGACATTCTCAAGAGCTATGGCCAATGGGGTTTTCCTGACAGAGAGGCTGATGCGTTTCAGGCTTTGAAGGCAAGTGGGCAGAATTACTAATGGTTGGCATTTTAGATCGCATTCCTGCTGCTTTTGATAAACGCGAAGAATACGATGTTGGAGCTATGTCCAACCTTAACCTAAATGCTCCGCGAGCAACTTTAAACGATTACCAGCCGACAATGGCGCAGGATTTGGTGAATTGGCTTCATTACACTGATGAAGGCGACCAACGCTCTTTATTCAAGTTTCTTGGCGTTGACCCCTACGAAGGTCGCAAAATTTTAGAAAACATTGTAGGCAATCCAAACAATTCTCAGAATTATGGCATGGGGTTGCTTGACATCTCCGGCGTTGGCGCTCCGTTGCGGGGCCAAGAGGCTTGGAGGGATGCGCAGGCTGGGGCCGCTTCTGATAACACATTACAAAGGGCTGCTGGCGCTGCGGGCATGGCCTTATCTGCTGCGGAGGCTATTCCTCTTGCTGGTGGTGCATTAAGAGTTGGCAAGCGTGGTGCGCTTGCGGCGTTAGATCAAGTTCCATCTGATGTAATTTATGCTGGCAAGTCTCTTGCTGAAGGCGATTTCCAAGGCATTTTCGACGCTTTTGCTGATGGTGGTCAGGCTCAGAGTTTAAGCGCTGCAACCCCCGCAGGTAAAGTAACCCCATATTCGGACGTCCCAATAATAGACCCACGAGATTTAGTTGGGGCTAAAATAAGCCCTACTCCGGCCGACTTAACAAGAGCTGGTGAATACTACGAAGGAATTGATGCTGCGGGAACTACCCGCAGAACCCCACTGCAGGGTGGGCCGTTATTCCCGTTGCAGGAACAGTATTCGGACGCAGAGATAGCTTGGCTTGTTAACAGCAAGTCAAAGGGTGCTACAAAATTAGGAAAAGATAGTGATTTTCTAGCCGTCACCGCAATGGCTCCAAAAGCGCATCAATCCAATGCTTCTATCAGTGACGCTTATTTGGGGACTCTTGAGGCATATGTAAAAGAAGGCAGGCTGGCCCCTGATGAAGTTGCAGCAATAAATCAAACAATTAGAGAGTTTGGCGCTTCTACAAAAGACCCTGATTTGCAAAAACTGTCTGGATTTATTGGGTTTGATCATCCTAATTATTCTGAATATATGCAATCTTTGACGTTTGACCAAAGAGCGGCAATATCTAAACAGATGTCAGCGCCAAAAATGGCAAATTATGGCGCTCCAAATATGCAGAAAGTTTTGGACGCGACAATCCAGCCAGAGTTTGCTGGTTCAAATCTTGGAGATACGCTTCTTTTACTGGAGCTAGACAAAAAGCGTGGGCTTTTAAATTTAGAGAATGAAGGGCTTCCACAGCATATGTCATATGACACGGGGCTAGGTGGCACTGTCGTTGGCCGTTTTAACAATCCCATGTCTCGCGGTTTGCTGTTCCCTGATTTTGAGGCTGAATATTCTGCCAGACCCACAATGTTTAATAATTCTGGAGAATTAGACGAGGCTAGAATGGCTTACTCTTTTGGCAGAGCCTTGCCATCTGAAAAAATAACTCCAGAGGGCGCAAGAAATATGAGTGATGCCATCGCTTATGAGGGCATCCAACAACCACGCCAAGCCCAGCTTATAGATCAGGCTTTGAGAAATTCTTGGAAATCTTCAACTGCCTCTGTTAATAAAGGCGGCATTTCGCCATCTGATTACGAAAAAGCGTTAAGGCGAAATCCATCATTTCCATCTCTTGAGCCTTATTCAGCCAAGGAAATTTCTGCTGGCGGAAAAACTGGGGACCACCAAACCTTCCAGCTTGGCGACAGTGAGGTATATTTTGGTTTAAAGAAAAACCCTGACTATTCTTGGATGAACGATGGCAAGCCAATTGATGGGTTGGGGTCAAACGAGATTGATTTAGTCGGTGTGGTAAGTAACGAAATTGGGGCCAAAGGAGTAGCCTCTCCTGCCGTTATGGGTAAAGCTATTGAAGAGGGGGCTTCTGTTTTAAACGCTTTTGCTGTACCAAGTGCCAAGCATCCAAATGGCTTCTTACCCGAAATGTACGGTGGCTATGGATTTAATGAGGTAAAACGTATACCATTTAGCAAGGAATTTTACATCTCAGAGCGTGGTCAGGCCGCTTTCGATGATCTTATCAGAACTTGGCGTTCTGAGGGTTGGGACGAGAGCAAGGGATATCCTGACGTTGTTTTGATGAAATGGAGAGGATCAGATGCAGACAGATCAGGCGCAAGTAGCAAAGTTTTTGATGAGGATTTCCAAGGCTTTGGGGCCGGAGAGAACGTCGGCTCTATCAGATCGGCAGGACCGTCTTCTGAGTCAATCGTACCGCCGCCTTATGGACCGCAAACCGGTGGACCAAATAACGGACGACGAGATAGTGGGGTCTTACGAAGTGATAACGCAGCACGTCAGCCCTCTGGCATACGAAGTACGGCGACAGCCGTAAGACAGTTAGATTCAGCTCAGCGGAAAAATCTTGGGTTGAAGGGCTTGTTAGAGGAATATTAAAATGGCAATCACAACATACGCAGAGCTTCAGGCCGCGATAGCCAGTTGGCTTAACCGGGATGACTTGGCTTCCACGATTCCTAACTTCATTGACATGGTTGAGGCGGCTGTGTTTCAGGCTTTGAAGGCAGGTGGGAGCAATTACTAATGGTCGGCATTTTAGACCCAAATAGTTACGCTGGCTACGCTGCGGAAGGTAAGCGGCTTGCGGTTGATTTGCCTGAAGTTACTGCGATGGACGCGGCTCGCTTTATAGCTGAAGCCACGCCGATCATTGGTGACGCGATGGCTGCGAAAGAGGTATGGGATGAAGCTACTTCAGAAAACCCAAATTGGGCGTTGGTTGGCGCTTTAGGCGGCGCTACCTTGCTGGGCTTAATACCCGGCGTTGGCGATGCGGCTGCAAAAGCTGTTAAGGCTGGTGCGCGTGGTTTACTTGATACGGCCAAGCGGGTTGAGGTTGACCCGAATACAATGGGTTCGCTGCTGGGTAATGTGCGGTTGAAGCCGAAGGGTGACTTTGATGTAACTCGGAAAGACGCCTCTGGGACTTTTGGCGAGGGTTCGGAGCGGGTTCGCTACACTGACCCTAAAAGCAAATCAACAATGGAAATTGTTGTGCGCCCAGATGGCAGTGCTTCTGTGCTTGATCTTGTGGTTCCAGAAGGTTCACGCGGCAAAGGTTTAGGCCAAAGCCTGCAAGCGCAAGTTATGCAAGATTTTCCAATGATGGGTGGTCAGGTTTCATCTAAAGCTGCTGCAACAACTGCATACCGGCTTGGTCGGCGTCCTGTGGGCCAGCCCGACGCAACGATCAACGATGTATTCGCGGCAATTGACGATATGTCCTCGGTAAACCTTGTGTCGCCAGATATGCAGAAAAAGCTGGCTCCATCGCCGGCCCAAGAAGTCTCTGGCTTGCTGGCGTCTGGTCGTGCTAACGAAGTTACCGATGAGATGTTGGGCAAGCTGACACCAAACGACAACATGGAATTGTTTGAGTTGTACGAAAGCGGCGCGACGGGAATGGACCTGCCTATGGATACGGCGTCTCGTTTGGCGCGAGCTTCTGAGCAAGAGGCTGCTGGAGATTATTACAGCGGGTCTAATTCTGCATTTTCAAGTTTTAATGAAAATGATAGCGGAATTTTTGCGTCAAATTCACCATCTGTAGCTGACAGCTATGTCGATAAGGCAGAGTCTATTTTTAGTGCCGAAACCCCTACGATATACCCGTTGATGGTAAGGGGCGGAGCTGATTTTCCAGTAGTTGATGCTCAGGGCAATTTTTTTACCCACATCCCATCTAGCGGGTTGCCGGATGAATTGGCGATGTTAGGCAATAGCGTTGGCCGCAAGTTAAATACCGACGAAATAGCAACATACTTGGCCGAAAAAGAATTTGACGGTCAAGGTAATCTTATGAGCCGACCGCCGGGTGTAATTTTCCAAGACCTTGTTGACCCCGGCAGAATGAGATTTAAAAAATACGAAGGCGAAACCGACGCGATGGCGCAAGAGCGAATTAAGGATTCAGCTCTACCTTCGGATGTAATTAATGTGTCTGACCCTTCTAGACTTCGCTCAAAATTTGCCCGCTTTGATCCACGCTTGGCTCACTTGAGAGATTTATCAGCCGGATTGACTATTATACCCGGCGGCTTACTAGCCTTACAAGAAATGCAAAAACGTGCTAATGAAGAGCAACAAAGGCAAGGACTGTTACAGTAATGGCAATCACAACATACGCAGAGCTTCAGGCCGCGATAGCCAGTTGGCTTAACCGGGATGACTTGGCTTCCACGACTCCTAACTTCATTGACATGGTTGAGGCGGATATGTCCCGCACGATCCGCCACTGGCGCATGGAAAAGCGGTCAATTGCTGATTTAACTACGCAATACAGCGCATTGCCGTCTGATTTTTACGAGCCTATTCGGCTAAGCATCACCAGTGGCACGACTTACAGCCTTGAGCTTGTAGGTCAGGCTGACTTGCTGCGTTTGAGGCAGCGAACAGACAACGTGACGGGCAGGCCACAGTATTACGCCATGACCGACGGCTCAATCGAGGTATTCCCAACACCGGGCGACACTTACACGCTGGAGATGGTTTACTACTCAAAGATTATCCCGTTGACTGACACCAATACGAGCAATTGGGTTTTAACTTACTACCCTGACGCGTATCTATATGGATCGTTAATCCACAGCGCGCCGTTCTTGGGCGATGACAATCGGTTGAGTGTTTGGGCAGCGTTGTATGATAACGCTATTAATGCTATCAATGCAGATAGCGACAAGGCTAAATTTGGCGGCTCTGGCCACCGCATGAAAATCAGGAGCTTCTAAATGGCAACCTTAAATGATCGAGTGTTCGACAACGGTTTGACCGTTTTGGATACAGAGGGCAATCGCGTAGACATATGCTCTCAGGAGCCGACGACTTATGCGGCGGCAACCAGCACTTACACGCTGGGCAACGAGACTAGCATTAGCGTCTCAGCCCCGGCAAATGCCACGCCGAATGGTCGCAAGGTTACGCTGGCCGCAATTACTGGCGCGTCTGTTACCGGAACTGGTACTGCCACGCACTACGCAATTGTTGACACGACTAATAGCCGCTTGCTTGCGACTGGTTCACTGTCTGCGTCTCAGGCGGTAACTTCCGGAAACACATTCAGCTTGACAGCTTCAGACATCCGCATTCCAGACCCAGCATAAGGTGTAGACATGGCCGTTCTCAAGAACCGGGCAAAAATGTCCACCAGTACCACGGGTACTGGAACAATCACGC